GCTTGACCCTGTTAAAGCACACCAGTCTTTGATTGAAATATTAAGAGGTGTTACATCTGAAAGACAAATGATAGGTTTGCTTAGAAATGCCTCTAACAGTCAGACTTGGTTACAGCCTGTTATAGAAGAGCTTGAAAATAATGACCAGCTTAGGACACAGTTCTATGTAGATTTTAAGAAGAACTTTCAACCTTACTCTATCCTTCTTGAAGAGGTAAAGAATGGGTTAAGAACTTTCAAGACTCTTATATTGAATAGAGTTAATAATAGTCTCTCTGGTCAATACCTTACTAGTATCACTTTGGGTAAACAGGTTAATCCAAATACCTCTGTATTTAACAAGGATGGTAGTATCAATTGGAAAAACTTACAGAGTCTAAGAGAGTTGGTTAAGGAATATTTTCCAAGTAAGTCTGTAAGCATTACACCAAAGTTCTATAACAATAAAGAAACTTCTTGGCAAGAAAAGAAAAGAGTTCTCATTAAGATTACTGAAGCTTTGGGTATAGACATTGATGGTGGAACATTGGATAAGATTATGTCTAGTGGTAGAGACCTTCATAAGTTTACTGATGCTATCAGTGAGTTAGTAGAGTTTGGTACTGACAAGATTCTTAATAAGAAGGAGCTTGAATCACTTGATAAAGGTGAGTACTCTTTGTCTAATAGGTCTTTCAAAGACTTTATAAGATTTTCTCCAGCAGGCTCTACAGCAAAGCAGGGAGTTATAAGAGAGAAGATTGACAAGATGTTATCTATTGTAACTAAGAACAGAGAAGGTCTTAGACTTGAGTCTAGAGTAAGGCATAAAGATAAGAATGGTAATAATGTTACTTTGTTCAGTAATGTCATTCCTTCATATCTTGGAGACAAGATGGATAGAATTGCCAGTTTTGTGTCTAACAATGACAGGCAAAGTCTTAGGAGAATGATTGAAAATGAGTTCTTGGACTCTTCTTTCTTCATGGATAAGGATAATGGTACTATATTCAATAGGTGGTTGAGAGACCTTTATGAGAGTGGCTTAGATGAGAAAGATTTTGCTGCCAACTTTGGATTTAAGAGATTCTTAGGAACTTCTGATAATAGCTTTGAGAACTTTACTAGTAAACAACATACTATTGACATGATGGCAGAATATTTCTCTGAAAGACAGCTAAGTGCTAATAGTCAATATGCTTATTATCCTGTATTTATCTTAGGAGATAGTGGAGTATCTAAGTTTATTAAAGCTAAAAGATATTCTGCTCAGGAGATACTTGATGGTCTGTATGATGTATATAGACAAGAGAGAAGAAGAATGGCTCTCACATCAGCAGCTAATACTAAGTTAAAAGAAGGTGGGTATTCACTTATTGAAAACTTCTCAAGTAAAGAGAATGAATATACAGCTCTTCCTTTCCTCAACAAGGATTACAAATCTCCTGATGGTACTGTAGGCAAGTATGCAGCTATGATAGGGGAAAATCCTTCAAAGCAGGAAGTTGTAAAGGCTATTCAAGCCTATATGGAGGAGGCTGTAAATAGCTTCAAAACAAGCCTTAATAACTTAGGTCTTCTTGAAACTAAAGAAGTATATAATCCTAAGACAAACAAAAAGGAGGTACAATATGTATATTTCAGTCAAGAAGTAAATGGTAATAAGTCTATAGATGAGGTAATAGCAGACTACTATTGGAATACAAAGTTTGCTACTATACAGCAGCTTCAATTGTTCACTATTGACCCGGCATTCTATAAGGGAACTAAAGACTTACAGAAGAGATATAAGGAAATACATGCCCCAGGCAGTGTATTAAGCCTTGAAGCTAGAGACTTTGATGGCAATCTTTATAGTGAGGATGGAATAGAAAGATGTGTTTATTTTGATGACATTAATTTAAATGCAGAAGTGTCTAATCCTGAATTCATGAAAGCTATTGAAGCTAAGTTCGGCAAGAACTCTCCAGTATATAAAGCTTATACTAAGAATACTCTTACTGATGGTCAGGGATATAGAACCCTTGAAAGCTACAGAAAAGTAATGGGTATGGCTGGTAAGTGGACACAGGAAATGGAAAATGTGTATAATACTATTAAACAGCTCAGAGCTGAATATGGTAAAGATGCTCAGATTCCTTCTGACAAACTTACTGAAGTTGCTAATATGTCTGTAGTATTTCAACCTATTAAACCTTATATGTACACTATAGAAAACTTGGCAGTAAATAGTACTGATAAGTTAAAAATTCCAGTTCAGCATAAGTATGCTGAAGCAGTACTTATCCCAGAGTTATTACCTGCTGGTAGTAAGTTAAGGGATATGGCCTATTGGATGGAGTCTAAGGGCGTAGATTTGGTAGGTTCTACTGAGATTGTTAAGGTTGGTGGATTTGGTTCTACTGATATATCTAAAGCTTCTAATGCTCAAGAGTTAAGTAATGCACTTGACAAGGCTTATATCCATCAATTAAGTTATGGTGATTATAGAATTCAGACTAATGTACCTGAGCATATTAATAGCTCTCAGTTATTTGGTACTCAGGTAAGAAAGCTTATTATGGCTAACATTAAAATGGATGACTATCACTATGAGAATTATGTTGGTGGAAAGAAAGTAAATCTTGGAGGTAAATATGGTGAGGTAAGATTGAATGGTAGAAACCTAGTTTCATTCTATAACTCTCTTATTGTAGCTAATATACTTAAGTCCTATGATTTATTTGCTAATGAAGTATCTGATATAAAGAAGTTAAGTGATAAACTTCTTCAGACTACTATCAATAATAGCAGGGAATCTATGGATAATATGTTGGCATATTCTTTGACAGGAGATGACAAGTTCTTGGTACCTTTGTTTGAAGGAGCATTGGAACATGATTCTTCTGCAATGCTATTCAGTATATTCAAGAAGAGAGTTAATAAGCAGTCTATTAAAGGAGGTAGTGCTGTTCAGGTATCTGCAATGGGTATTAAGGGATATGAAGAGTCTGGTGATTTACACTATGTTGTAGACCCTAATAATCCTAATAACATCTTATATGCAGAGTGTGAAATTCCTTGGGATATTAGTTATACTGATATTAATGGTAAGGAAGTAGCATTGGAGTTCAGTGATTACTGTAATGAAGATGGTACTCTCAAGACTGATAAGGATGGTAACACATTACTTGAAAAGAAATTCCCTAATGCTTTAAGTATCCTTGCTTATAGAATTCCTACTGAAAGAGATTACTCTATGATTAATCTTAGAGTGAAAAGATTCAGTCAGAAAACAGCAGGAGGTACTATCAAAGTTCCAGCACAAGGTACTACTATTGCAGGATTTGACTTTGATATTGATAAGCTGTACTTCATGAGAAATGAGTATAGACAGAGAGAATTATCATCTTCTGAAGTAGCTGAAATATGGAAGGAATTCTATGAAACATATCCCAACATAAAGGATGTCTTGAAGGAAGCTAGAGAAGAAGATACTGAATCTCTTAACAGACTTTACAAGTATTGGGATAAAGCAGGACTGCCTTACAGTTATAAAGAAGCTTTTGCACAGTTTATTGCTGATAGAGGTTATATCTCTTTTGAGAGTTATGACTTCAGTAAGTCTTCACTTGATAATACTAGAGCTGCTAGAAATAACATGCTTATAAAGTTAATTCAAGAAAGACTTATGGACTATGAAACCTTTGAGCAGAGATATACTCCAGGTGGATTTGCTAATGCTTCTAAGGCTGCCAGAACTTTAAGAGAGTTGTTATTTGGTAATCTTGAAGGTATTGTAAGTAGAGGAACTGTAGACTTCAATGCTATAGCTGAAAGAGCTAAAGATAGTAAGTCAGACCCAGAACCTAACTATGACCCTTCAGACCCAATGACTATCATTACTTATAATCAGCAGAATCAAGTAGCTGGAAAGTTGATTGGTATATTTGCTAATCAGAATACTAATCATGCTTTCTCCTCTTTAATGAGTGAGTTCACTCTGAAGGACCCTATTAGATTTGCTGGTCATAGTTATAATGATTTGTTACATGCTCCTAAAGGTATTGATGTTGATTTGAATGTTGCAGAGTTCTTGGCAGCTTCTGTAGATGCTGTAAAAGACCCTGTATTGAATTTCTTGAACTTGAATACTATAACTGCTGATGCTGGTGCTGTATTAGCTAGAATAGGTTATACAACCCAAGAGATTGGTTTGTTATTTAACCAACCTATAATTAAAGAGATATGTGAGTATAGCTTTAATAATGGTGTTACTGCTGATATGGCAATGAGAGAAGTAGTTAAGAACTATATGGGAGATGATACAGAAAGTCCTAAAGCTAACCCTGATGAAGACTTCTCTATCAACAAACTTGCATTGAATATTGTCAATGATAGAGTTATGAGAGAGCAAGGTAAGAATGCTATGGATAATCAGTCATTCAAGGCTGACCAATTGAAAGTAGCAGAATTATTCTCTCAGATTCAGACAGTAGCAGGTGATATTTCCCAGTTTGTTACTTCATCTAAGTTTACAGCTTCTAATGCAGTTGGTTCTACTTTTGGTGATTTATATTCTCAACAGATGAAAGTCAAGAATTATATTGATAAGTTTGTTGTTAAGAATGGTAAGAATGCTTTGTCTGTAAATATGAAAGTTACAGATATTATAGATTCTCCTATAACCAATAACACCAACTTGCAAGGAAGTAATCAGGAATATCTTAAAAGTCTTATTGAGAATCCTTTGGCTTATGAACAGGCTATGTATGATATGAACAGGAGAGCTGGTATGTTACTTAACAGTTACTATCCATATAATACTCCTTCATATAGTGGAGCTAGAAATAGATTAGCAGAACTTACTAAGAGTAATTTCTTAGATGCTGATACAATCAATAGTATCCATAGTGATATGCTTGTTTATATGCTTTCTCAGCAAGAGGATAGTTTATTTAATGGTGAGATGCCTACTAAAGATGGTATTCCAGCCAGAGAATATTATACTAAACACTTTGCTAAAGAAGTATTCAATACTCTTGAAAGTAATCCTGATTTGAAGTCTCTCCCTTTATTCCAGTATATGCAGTTTGTTACCAATGAAAAGACTGGTGATATAAGTATGAATGTACAGGGAATAGGTGGACTTGCTCCTTATCAGAAAGATGAGTTGAAAGAAAGTTGGGCAGAGTTACTTAAAACAGAGCCTGACTTAGCTAGAGACTTGTTCATGTACAATTTCTATAAGCTAGGATTTACATTCAGTCCTTTAGCTTTTATGAACCTTGCTCCTACTGAATTGAAGCTTGCTATCAAAGTAGGAAGAAAGTGGGATTCTAGTGCTAATGATGGAAATGGTGCATGGGTTGAAAGGAGTTATGTAGACTTCCTTAATGATGTTAAGGAAGGTACTGTTACTGCTAATAGTGAGAAGTTTGCTAAACAGTATATATTGAATCATCTTGATAACAGGAGACTGGTATTTACAGCAAAAGGAAGCAATCTTAAATATCTTAAAACATTAGTTTATAAGAATGGTGAAGCTGTTTCTAACTTTACTCTAGATGTCAATAAACTTGGTGATGATGCTAAGAACTATACTATTAAGGATAGTACATTACCAAAGAACTGTGTGGCATTCAGACCATGTATAGTAGTAGATGGTATAACATATATATGTGATAGTAGCAATGATAAGTTCAATGTAAGTTATGATGGGTCTATAACCTATTATAAGGTATCTCAATTAGGTACCACTAATAAATCCCTTCAATATGTATCTGACTCAGAATCTAGATTGACAGACAATGAGCAATATGATAACAATATGGAAGGTAATAGCTCTCAGGAATTTATTCCTGAAAATACTCCTAACTCTTTCAATAGAGAAGAAGCTATCAATCAGATAATTGATTATGGCATCAAGAATGGAGAATTCATGGCTGAACAAGTGGAATCTATAAAAGAGTATCTTAATAGTCAGTCAGATGTAGACCTATCAGACACTGTCAATGCAATAAGGAATGAGATTCAAAATAGTGGTTTAACTGATAATACAGGAGAAAAAGTTTGTTAATATGGCAGATAAATGTTCAATTTATGCTCATTGCACAAACTCTAAAGGTGAAGTAGTAGAAAGCAGGTTATTCAAAGACCTGCTTCACTACACTTCTAATAATAGGGAACTTGCAAAGGAGTATTATGGTATAGGAATTAATCCTAAATTTCTTGAAAAGGTACAAGGAAGTGCTAAGTTTGATGAGAATGGTGAAATTACTTTCCAATCATTGAGAAGTCTTGCTAAGCTTAATGTAGACAAAGATACATTGATTAATACTCTGAATAAGGATATAAACTCTGGCATTTATGATTATGAGGAAGCAGTAAACAGACTGCAATCTTTTAATAGAAACAGCCAGTTTAATAATGAATTTATGGCTACCATTAAATCTACAACAGATGGTAAGTATTACTTATCTGTAGTTGAGAAGAATCCTTCCAATGAATTAGCCCTTAATCAGGAAATCTCTAATAGGACTCTTCAAGACAGGATTAAATACTACCTGAATAAGGCTGGAGTCAGTATAGAATTCATTGAGAATGATGAGAAGGTAAATGGAAGGTATAGTACTAAAAATGCCAAGAAGACTGCTGATGGCCTATATCAGTTAATACAAGTAGCTAATGGTAAAAATGTAACTGGTGTATTGGCAGAAGAGGCAGGACACTTTGCTATAGGTGCCTTAGGAAATTCCCCTCTAGTAGAGAGGCTTATGAGGTTATTAACTCCAGAGGTACAAAAGCAGATAGTAGGGGATGAGTATGATAGTAAATATCTAGGAGAGTCTTCCAGAAGAGAGATAGCTGGTACCTTAGTTGGTCAGGCTATAGCAGGTAATATAGATGATAGAGCACCTTGGCAATCTCTTGTTAAGAGAATAGTCAATACAGCCAAGAGAATATTTCATAGCATAAAAGGAGATAGCATTGCCAATGCTGCATTAGAGGCTGAAAGAATTGCAGATATGATAGCTAAGGGATTTATGTCTCCCAACTTTACAGGTAGTGTAGAAGAGGCTATTAAAACCAAGGAGACCTTATATAATGCTCCTACTTCCTTTAATGTTAAAGTATTCAAGCAGGCTGTGAACAGGCTTAAATTGCAAGCTTCAGAGATGAAGTCTATCAGTAATACATTATTTGATAAATTCAATAATATAGTGGGCCAGGTTGAGAGTGGTAGAAACTTAAATGTGCCCTCTTCATTTGCAGATTCAATTGCTCTTGAAGGGATAACAGAAGCTATATCACTAATGAGTGACTTAATGGTAGCTGAGATACCTGATATATTGGCATCAATTGACTTTGATAATGTAACTGACTTCAACTCCAATATGCCAGCTAATGCTAAGGCACTAAGAGTTGTTAGGACATTTGCTAGGAATGCTCTTGCATTAATAGACCTTATAAACTCATCTACCTCTAACATATCTGGGGCAAATAGATTACTTGGAGATACAAGGAATGTTATAATTACTGACTCTCTTGGTAACAGAGTATCATATAACTTATTAGATATTACTGATAAGTTGAACAAGCTACTTACTGGTAGAAATGGATTGATTAATGAACTCAAGAATAAGGAAAGTCAATTCTTCCTTAAATTCCTTGAAGGTGCTAACTATGGCAATAAATATATTACAAGAGCAGCCAGAGTCATATTCAATTGGAAAGGTAGAGGCAATAACAAGCTTATTGAGTATAGAGATTCAGAGGACATTCCTATATCAGATTTGATGAATGACTTGGAGAGTGATATATCTCTGTTTGAAAGGTTCCTTGCATCTATGTCTAACAATTCAGATGTTATAGGTCAGTTAGCAGATAAGACTGTGAAGCTAGCTAATAAGTGGGCAGATGATATGACTATTCAAGCTCAGGACCAACTTAGGGTATTACAGTCTAGGTTAAAAGATATTAAGCTGAGTAATACTGATATTTTTGTTGAAAGAAGTAACAGGGATGGTACTATAACAGGAAACATTATATCAGCATACTGCTGGGGAGATTATGAAAATGACTGGCTAGACTTCAAGAAACAAAGTATAGAGGAGTTTAACCAAAAGTACCCTAATCTTGATGGAAAATCTGACTTTGAAAAAGCATTGCTATGGGATAACTTCTTTAAACCTAAAGCTAAAATATGGCATAAGGGAGATGCAACACATATTGCCCATAGTCAGTGGGACAATCAGCAGCAGATGTACATTCCTAGCTCTGACTATGAAAGTGAACAGTATAAGAGAGATATACAGCCATATCCTGAAAGGGTAAAATGGCTTAATGAGTATATGCAACTTAAAGCTGATTTGGATAGTAGACTGCCTGAAGGTAGTATGCCTTTACACAGAATGCCTCAATTCAAGGGTACATTCTCCAATAAGATTAGGAATAGGAGATTATTTGAAAATTCAAGTAAGGCTACTATACATACTGTAATGACTGAAATGAGAGATACTTTCTGTGAGGACAGTGAAGATACTGATTTTGGAAGTCAGCAGACATACAATACTATAGATGAGGATATGTTCCATAATCAACTTGCATTTGAAAGGGAGAAGATTAATAGGGTTCCTCTATATGGGGTCAACAAGCTGAAAGACCCTTCTGAGCTATCTACTGACTTATTCTATTCTACATTTGCTTATGCAGGAATGGCAAATTCTTATGCAGCTATGAGTCAGGTTGTTGATACTCTTGAAGTTGGAAAGGAGGTTCTTAATAGGAGGACTGTAGAAGGTATTAACTCAGAAGAAAGTAGATTGAAGGATAAGTCTAGGGCTTATAATAGATACCTTAAATTTCTTGATAAACAAGTATATGGTATTGGAGTTCCAAAGCTGAAGATTGGCAATAAGCTAGTGCTTAATAAACTACTTGGATTTCTTACTGGATTTGCAAGTAAATACTTCTTAGGAGGTAATATTGCAGGTGGTATGGTCAATGTTGGAACTGGTTCTATAGAAATATTTAAGGAAGCTTTCTCTGGTGAATACTTTGATGTAAAAGATTGGGCCAAGGCACATAAATCCTATTATGGAAGTTTCATGCAGAATTGGTGGGGATATGGAAAGGAATTTAAGGAAGATAAAGTATCCTTAATGATTAGGCATTTTAATATGCTTAGTGAAAATAGAGGTAACCAAAGAGCATGGCACACAAGAGATTCTAGGATACTTAATATGTTCGGAGAAAGCCTATTCCTACCATATAAAGTAGGAGAGCACTACATGTCTTCTATGTCTTATCTTGCTTTAGCTAATAAAATTAAGTTGTATGATTCTAATGGCAACAGAATATCATTATTTAATGCTTATAAGGTAGTAGATGTTGAGGATGAAAGTGGAAATGCAGACCCAAAATATGGCAAAACTCTTAAACTAGAAGGCACATTCTTTAAGAGTAAAGAGGGCATCAAAGAATATAACCTTATACAATCTATAATAGGTCAGATAGATAATGTTCTTAGTAACCCTTCCCCTTTTGGCTCTGTGCTGAATCTTAGTCAGGAAGAGTTAGATTATATAAATTCCAAGGGCTATAATCTAGCTGACATGGCAGATGTTAAAACAAAGCTACTTGAGGATTCATATAAACTTACTTGGACTATTGATGATGAATCTGCTTTCATGGATAAAGCCAGAGAAATAAACAACAGATTACATGGTATCTATAATAACCAAGATAAAGTAGCTTTCCAACAGAATATGTTTGGTAATATGTTGCTAGCCATGAGAGGTTATGCCTTAGGTATGCTTGAAAGAAGATATGGTGCAAGCAAATATAATACTATACTTGGTGGAGAAACTGAGGGTTCAATGAGAAGCTTAGCTAAAGTTATTGCATCTACTTTTACTGATAGAGGAGGCTTTGGTTTAACTATGAGAGCCATATTACTGCCAGTTAGTAAGAAGACAAAACAAGCAATGCTTAATGCTGGATTCTCTGCTAATCAGTATTATAATATGAGGAGAAATATGGGTGATGCTATGTTTATCCTTGCATTAACTCTACTAAAGATATTGACTGCTAAAGGTGGTGGAGATGATGATGACAAAGAATCTGAGGAGGAAGTAGACACTACTACTGGTATAGTTTACTACTTTGCAGCTAGATTGTTGAGAGAGCAGTCTGCAATGAATACTGCTTGGGGTATGGTTGATGAGTCACAAAATCTTATGAGTATGATTCCTGTTGGTGTAAGTGGTCTTATAGATATTTCTAATCTGGCATACCAATTTGGTGGAAGCCTTGTAGCTGATGAAGATAATAGTGAATTTTACTATCAATCTAAGAAAGAAGGTATGTATGAGAAAGGAGATTCCAAATGGGAGGCTAAATTCTGGAGAATGTTTCCTTATCTTAGAAGTAACTATGTATGGGAACACCCCTATGAAGCAGCTAAATCTTATGAGTATGGTAGAAAGGTTAGAAACTAATAAAACAATAAAGGCTAGAGAGGTTATCCTCCCTAGCCTTATTTTTTTTTGCCTTAGAATGGAACTTTAACTCCTTTACATTTAAGTTCATGCTCCATCTCTTCATCAGAAAGTTGATTCCATGATTCTTCTGTATATCCTACAGACTCTAGTACTTTAATGGTTTCTTCATTCCATAATGATACACCATCCTCAGTTATAAAGTTTTCCCAAACTCCCCAAGTTAATCTTGAAGGTATTAGCCTTGTAGGTTTAGGATTTACCTTAGTACCTGACTTCTTCTTTCTTCTATCTTTAACCTTTCCTATGTTTAATCCTGTATTTAAATCAACTGTAGGTTCAGTATTGTCAGCTACTGTAACTTCTTCAACTTTAACTTCTTTGGTCTCAGTAGGAGTAATAGTTTCAGTACTAGTCTGATTTACTGAAGCATCTTTTTCTTCAATCATCTTCTCTATTTCAGATATTTGAGACTTCTCAATATCAGTTAATTTCTCATATTGTATATTAGGCTCTCTATATCCTACTTCCTTAGGTCTAAACAACTGAGGCTTAGCATTTCTATATTCCTCACCATTAATAGCTAATTGATTACCTTCTATTACAGTATATTCATTAGTGCTGTTCTTCCAACCTTTAGGTTCAGGGTACTCAACTTGTATAGGAATAATATTCAGGCTCTTAACACTAATACCATAAGTATTCTCTAAGAACTTCTTATACAAAGATAATTGTCTTGCATACTTCTCTTCCTTATGTTGGTCTATGGAACTCCTTACAGTCTTCATATCATAGATATAGAAGTTACCTTCTTGGTCATAGGCTAGTAAGTCAAGTGTTCCAGCAACATCTATAGTATGTACTTTTCCTTCAGAATCTGTAACATTTAATGTACCAGTAACTGTAACATCTCTAGGTATTATAGTCAATCCCATAGCATCAAAAGAATTTTTCAGACTTTGGAGTTCTTGCACAAAATGTTTCCATTGTGCATTAGTAGCATTAGGATAGTCATAGAAGAAATCACTTATTAATTTACCATCCTCATGGAACTCTCCAGCAAAGAAATCTCTTACAAATTCATCCACACTAGTTCCTATATTTGTAGATGGTAATATCCAAGGACTATTAGGGTCAAATCTATTACCAGCTTCAGCATCTGCTTGAATTATTGAAGTTACTCTTGAATACTTCTTTCCTGTCTTAGTGTTAATATATCCACTTCCATCAGGAGCCAGTTGTATCAATTTAGAGTCCTCTGTAATTCTATCAGCTATAACTCTTGCTGCTTCTAACTTAACATTAGTCTTTTCTTCTACCTTTCCTTCAAGTACAGTACCTGTCTCACTATCTATTATAGCTTTATCAGATTGCACTTGGTCAGTAGCTGATACAGTAGGAGTATTAACAGGAGTAGAAGGAGTAGCATTACTTGGGTTAGATACTTCTACTGGTCTTATAGTTTCACCTGTAGAAGTGAAAGGGGACCTAACTTCTATTCCCTTAACTTTATACTCTATACCTTCATTACTCATTTCCAATATACCATCATTAAAGGCATTAGCTAGATTTCCCTTGACAGTATCTATACTATTTCCACTTTTTGGGTACTCTACCTGCCACTTTATAAAATCAAAGTTTCCTATCTTCCTAGTTTCAGTTCCATCCATTATAAGATTCCTAAAGAACTCAAACTTAGTTTGTGGAGACATTGTACCATTAGTTATCCTACCTACTAGTATAGTAGTATTACCATCTGAGATACTTATAGAGAACATTCTTCTTCCATCCTCTAATATTTCTTCAGTAGGTGATATTACATATTTCCAATTCTGATTAGGTAGAATAAGATAGTTATTCATCTTTCTAGTCAGAGTATTAGACAGCTCATTTAATCTATCAGCAAACTCACCAGTAGGAACTAATTGCCCATCTACTCTATCCAATGTAATTTCAGAGTTATCAGGAAAGCTGGAAGACATTTCATCCAATACAGTACTTGCCTTGATTAACCTACTATTAGAATTTAATAGGGCATTTATATCACCCTCATTAAATAATTCTACTATAGACTTATTAGAGTTTCTGTCAACAGTGTTAGAAATAGACCTTATAAATACTCTAAAGTCTTTTACACTATCTTTCAAATTAGGTACATTTACATATAGGTACTTGTTACTTTCAGAGAATCCTAATCTATCAAGAAATGCTTTTCTCATTTTAGCATATATAGGATTCTTATACCTATCCCTCTTTGGGACACTTCTTAATGAGGTTTGGTCTTCCTTACTTAAAGTATTAAAAGATAGATTTTGTGCATTATTATTAGGTTTACCTACTGGTACTCTTTCAGGAGCCTTAGCAACTATTGATGCTAATGTTGAAGTCAGTATATTACCATTCTTATCCCTTATGAGTTTTCCAGATTTTTGGTTTCCCACTAACTCTCTTATCCTTCCTACATTTCCTACACCTTTATAATTACTAGTATTAGTTGATGGGAAAGTACCTATAGGCTGATACTTCTTGTTATCTATGATTAATGTACCATTCTCATCCTCAACCACTGCTATTATAGGAATATCCAAGTTAGTATAATTAGCTCCATTAGATTCCATATTAGCTTTTATTTCTTGAGCTAATATATTATCTGTTACAAAATATACTCTAGTAGCATCTTTACCAGTCTTTAACTTTCCACTTCTTATAAAAGACTCTATATTGTTCTTATCCCAATATTTAACTATTGGGCTATCTGGGTAATTCTCCCTTAACCACTGTATATCTGAAGAGTCTATTAAAGAAGACATTGAGTTATTATCAAATATGCTTCTATTGGTATCTTGAGTCTTCTGCCTTGCTCTATCAAATAGTGAAGGTTTCTTGTTTTCTGAAGCTCTCTCTTCTTCCTCCTTTTCCTTTATTTTTCTTTCCTGAGTTTGGTTTGTAATTTTAGATGCAGCCTGCCTCAGTAATGCAGATGCCTGCATAGCATCCTCATCATTTTCATCAGCTGAAGTATCTAACTGATTAGCCTTTTGTACTAAAGCTTCACTTAACTCATCTGGGTTTTCAAACTCATTCTTACTGAAGCTGTTTAGTATTTCCTCTGCTGTATTCTTTGCATTTTCTGAATAATTATCAGAAGAGTTTCTTATAACTCTTGACCCCAGTTCAGCACTTTTAGCTACATCATCATTACTGTTTTCTCTAAATTCCTCTATAGAGTTATTACTCTCCTGTCTTGAAGAAGTATCAAATGGTTCTGGTTTTTCATCTGATTTCTTATCTTCTTTACTCTCAACTGTATTATCTGTAGTTGCTGAAGTAGTATTATCAGCTGGTAAAGACTGTTCCTCTACAGTCTTCTTTGCAGACTCATTGGCTTCCTCTAATGTAGTAGCTGCTGAACCAAATATGCCAGGCATAGGATTTACAGGCTTAGCAGGGGCAGATTGTTCTGTTGTAGTACTTTGTACCTCTACTGGCTTAGAGTTATTAGCTCTTTCATCTTCATCCCTTTTATAGTTCTGCATTACATCCTTATAAGTCTGTATTGCTTCACCAATACTAGTAAATACAACTTTAGTCTCATCAGGAGAGTTAGAGTTTATATCTTCTACATACTTTTGGAATAATGAGTTACCATCACTATCTACTTCAGACAGTGAATTAACAACAGCATTCTCATCATTCAAATCAACTCCATTGTTACTTAAATACTGTAGAGATAATGCAAACATATCTGCATCATTAGCATCTATATCCCTAAAAGCATCATCATTTACTATCTGATTAAATAAACCTTCAAGAGTTTTTCTATCATTCTTATATCTCTCATAATTAGAGTTATTTGATTTGGATAGAGCATTTATTATAAGTCTTTGTTCTCTAGGAGACCCATTATCCATAAGTTTATCCATCTCCAGTGCAAAGTCCTTATAATCAGATATTTTATCTATAGATTCATACTTCTTCTTAGTAAGTACATCAGATGCAGCCTGCTTAGCTCTTTGAACATACATATTAAAGCTGTTAGGGTCTCTCAGTATCTCATTGTATTGAGTCAAGAATGACTGTTTAGCCAATTCCATTCTTCCAGCATCCTGTATCTTATTGTAGAAGTTTATATCCTTAGATGTACCTCTATCTATAAGATTACTTATAATATCTCTTTGCTCCTCTGAATAATTTGAGAGATTTTCTTTATTCATCATAATAGCTCTATCTATTGCAGGCAAAGCCATTATTTCAGATTCATTTAATACAGTAGACTCCTCTTCTACATTATCAATGCTCTTTAATGCATTAAGTACCTTATTAATAGATTTCAGCTTAGCTTTCTTCTCTTTCAGGATTTTCTTTTCAGAGTCTGTAAGGTTATCCTTCCTATTATTCAGATTATCAATATCCTTGCTAATGCTCTGTAAGGAGTTAGATAACTCTTCCTTAACTTTTTTAGCCCTACTTAATGAGCCATACCTACTTACAATATCTCTTAGTTCAGGAGACATGTTACTAACAGGCTTAAAGCTGTCAGTTATAAGAGATGCTATATTACCAAGTTCAGATTCAATCTTCTTGCCTCTACTATCCCAATCCTGCAAAGACATCTGACCAAATATAAGAGCTTGCTTTGTATCTTCATCTACATTGCCTAATGTTCTATCTATCTTATCAGACTCCTTCTGTATGGTATTAATAGTATTAAGTAGTTTATTGGCATTACTCTTTAACTGGTTAAGTACTTCTGTATCACTAACATTACTATCTTGAGTATTGATGTTGTCCCTCATAGATTTAATATAGCTATTAGCCTGTTCTGTACCTTCTTCAAGGTTAGCTACAGTAATAAGTTCATTCATAAATGAATCATAATACTGAGTTCCCCTCATCTTATCTAACATGAATACATCATTGATAGTCTTACCTAACAAGCTGTTTCTATATCCAAACTCATCATTACTTTTAGCATCACTCTCCATCTGCTTTGCCCAGTTATATGTACCTACTATACCATCAAACTTAGCTTTGTTATTAGGGTCTCTTAACCAAGTTTCTAAGGTCTTAGCATCATCATATAATTGTCTTTTTGTCTCAGCATTCTCTCTTATAGCATTAGTGATACCACTTCTCCAAGGCATTAGTCTGGTTATATGACCTAACCTGCTCTCTCCTTCTCTTCTAGACAAGTCAATTTCAGTATGGTATTTACCATCACTTCCTTTCACTCTTTTAGTATAATCTCCACCTCTAAATACAGGAGTTCCCATAGCTGAAGATATAGCACCATAAATACCTGATTTAATGGTTTCATTATCTACCATAGATTCACCCATAGATAGTAGGGCTGCTGTAAAATCTCCAGCCATATAATCACCTACTTCAGCAGAGCCATCACCATTATATTTATTTTCAATAAACTGATGAATATTATTGGCTGCACCTCCACTCATTGTAGCATTAGATACACTCTGTAAGTACTCTTCTGTAAATTCACCAAGTGGCTCTTTTGCTATATTCCAAGTTTGTTTCCAAGCTCTATACTTAGGAGTTACAGTAGTATTTGCACCTGAGCCTGTTATATCAAATTTACCTTTAGGAGTTGCCCAATTAAATAGTCTTGACTTTTGAAGAGTACCCTGTACAGTAGAAGACTGCAATCCAGCTTTTAATGTTTGGTTTATTACTCCATTAATAGCTGAGTTCACTAAGAAATTATTAACTCCTGCTTTACTAGCAGCAAACTCTGCCTGATTTAGGGCTTCTTTATACTTAGATGAATATTCATCCCAAGCTTGCTTATATAAATCATCTAAAATCTTCTTTGACTCTTTATTAGGGTTAAAAGAAGAAGTCATCCTTCCTGTTTCTCTATTCCTAGTGAGTTTTGACTTATTGTAGGCTTCCTGCATTCTTTTATTATACTCAGCCTCATACAGTTCCTTAAATCTTCTATCTACATATTTAGATTGAGCTTCTGCTATTTTTTTCTTGGAGTCCTCTAGAACTTCTAGTTTAGTATTAAGCCCTTCAATAACACCCTCAGTAGTTCCAGCAAGACCAGGGATAACAAACTTATTAGTAAAGTTTTCAGCCTTTTGAATAGAATTGAGAGTGTTTCTAGCCTGCATTAACTTCTGAGTAGTACTACCTGTCTTACCTAACATTGTAGCACCCTTCATACCTTTAAATGCCCATCCAGCCAACTTGGCCTCTCCATATCCAGCTAGCATAGATGCTACAGTAAATCCTCCTGACTGCATGGCTACAGGTATAGTATTTACATTGAATATTTGGTCAAATAAACTATCTGAACCACTTTGTTGTCCTTGAGTCTGCATTACCTCCAACTCAGATAATCCACTCTTTTTAGCTTCATCTAAGTTAATTATTGTTCCGTATTGGGTAACATCATTACCAAATCTGGTAATATCATTATCCATTACAGAATTCATAAAATTCTCAAACCCATTCAGGCCTTTTACATCCTTATAATTGCCAGCAACATAGTCATAAGCACCTTTGAGCATACCATAAGTTCCTATAAGTGCTCCTGCTGCTGATGCCCCCATTCCTACAAAACCATTCCATGCCTTTTCAAACAAGCTTTGGTTCTTTGATGCTGTATCCTGCATTTTACCTTGCAGCCATATATTAGCACTTTCTTCTCCATAAGCATCTCTCTTGGCATTATACTCAGTAGCAATATTTTGCCAGTCATTATTTGTAAAGGGAAGATAATCAGTGTTTTTATACTTTCTATAATATAGTGATACACTCTCAGCAACAGTTCTTATATCTTTTACAGCATGGTCCCTATCATAGGCATTTTTAGCATAATCACTACTATACTTCCTCATAGCATTATCATAGGCTATTGACTTAGCCTTGAAAGCCTCTTGCTCTTGAGGAGACAGTTCATATCTTATAGGCTCTCTGACTCTAGTTGCATCTGACTTTACAGTAAATAAATCATTATTGGCACTATATCTTTTTGCACTTCTCCCAACTGCTTCAATAGAATCAGTATAGCTTTTATTATAAAAGGCATCCCTCTCTTCAGGAGACATCTGTTTAAGGGCAGAGTAATCTTCTCTGCCCTTAAACTTTGCCTTAAACATTTCATTTCTATACATTCTTTCTATTTCATCAGAAGATTTTCCTGAAAGATATGCACTATATTTCTTTTCCCAATTGGCTCTATCCTGAGCTGTCAATCCTTTTAATCCTTCTAAAGCCATATTATTAATTTATAAATCTCCAAACCCTATAGGTTCTTGAGATATATTTGATTCACTTTGTTTTAATCTTATTTGGTAATGGTCATCTGAGAATGAGTCATGGTCTCTCCATACTTCTACATCATCAAATGTTAAGCCATACTCAGCTAACTTAGCTGCCAAATTAGTCTGCATTGAGTTACTTAGGTCAGTAAATGATATTTGTTCTTCATCTCCTGTATCAAAGCCCTTTCTCTTAGTAGTCCACTCTTCATTAGATAATCCTTCTTGGAAATCTGTAGTAGCACTAGAGTTGTTCCACATCTTAAATTGTAATCCAGAGAATGGCTTCTTATCTTTATTCTGACCTTTTGAGACACTAGTAGATTTAGGGACAGCCATAATTTCAACCTTTCCATCAGGGTGTGTTATCCTAACTCTTCCACCTCCAACATCTTTAACTCTATTTCCATTAGGTAATTCAGCTCCTAACTGCTCATCTTCCCATCTATTCTTAGACCACTCAAACTGTTCTCTAGCTAAAGCTAATCTTTCTCTTTCTACTGGGTCTATATATCCCCTATTAGCTTGATAACTTTCATTATATGATATTCCAGACATTATACCACTTATAGTATAGTCTATAGCTCTACTTAAATTTTCCTTTGTAACTCCTGACTGTGATACTATTCTATTTATAGCATCTTTAAGTTCAGGTATATTAGATTGGTTTAATAAGAACTCATTAGCTGCATCTGCTCCATATCCCTGTCTTATCTTCCAGTATTGACCTTGTAATGCAGGAGATACATTCATCATTCTTGATGATGCAGATATAGCAGCTTCCTTACCTTTCTTATATAAATCATCTCCACTAACTGAAGTATAACTTAACTCTGGATTGTCTAGAAGGTCATCTAATGATATTGAAGAGAAATCCCTGTCAAACATGATTGATGGATTAGCTGCTCTTAACTTTCTCTGTTCTTCTGTTAACTTGCTTCTTTGATTATATACTTTCTCTATTGGTACTATATCCTGTGAGTACCTATTCCTCATATTTAACAGTTCTTGCCTACTTGAAGCATTTAATCCTTCTCTTGCTAGTTTACTTGCCTCATCTTTGAGTTCATCTGAATATGTCTTATACATTCTATAAGCCTTAGGATCAGTCTGTTTATTAGCAAGTTTATCCCATATATTAGCTTTAGTAGCTAACTCTGAGTATTGATTTTCAAGTTCTTGATGTGCTTGTGTAGCCATTAAAGCAGGCTGAAGTAACTCTTGGTAAGAGAAAGGACTGAATTTTGACCCTACCACTAATGAATAATTTGCCATGTTACTTTCTCCTCTTTTTAATAGTTAAATACCCACCTTTACTTCTTTTCTTACTTGCCTTCTTCATTGACTCAAAACTTTCTGCAAAGTGAGCTTGGTCATCTTCTTTAGATTTATCACCTAGACCTTTATACTTGCCCATCCAATCATACAATAGAACAGGGTTCTTTTCTATCATATCCTTAGTAAATTCCTCTTTACCAATACTTCCTAATGAGTCAAATAAGTTAGTAAGATTAGCACTCATACTAGCACTTCTTCTATTATCAATAGCATCTCTCATTGCCATAGCCTGTGCTACTCCACTTAATCTTGAACTCCTTGCCTTTAATGCAGCTTCCTGATTAGCCATTGCAGCTTTGAGTCCCATTTCTGAGTTAGTCATATTAGTACCTCTATTGAATGTCTCAACAGCTTGTCTCTGTGCTAGATTATACTCTTCAGCTTGTCTAGCCAAGTCTCCTAATCTGCCTAAAGCATTATAGTCTGCTGCAAGTAAAGCTGCATTTCTTGAAGGACTTGTAGTATTCATAATAGCCCTTCTTGTAGCACCTGCCTGTGCATTAAGTTTATTCAAATAGAAGCTTCTGTCAAAAGGTCTATATTGTAAGTAGTTGCCTATTGGAGTATATTCTACTGGAGTATAATTACCTGCTTGATTAGCTGCTTCAAGTATTGTATCTGCACTTGTATAGTCTGGTCTACTGAATAAGTTCTGTCCTAGTCCTATTGCAGCTCCTACTACAGGTGCATATCTTAGCCAAGTAGCATCAAATCCTCTTCTATCTGTATTACCCTTTCTTTTGGGTACCCTAACTTTAGCAGGAGTTGTACCTTCCACATTAGAAGGTATATCATATCCTACTTCACCAATACCTGATATTTCCATAGGAGACAGGCCACTAAATCCTGCATAAAGCCCATCAATACCTATAGGCTCTATGGTAGAAGGTATGTCATAATCCACATATTTAATCATGCTGGGTCTCCTTGCTGTAACTGTAACCTCTGGCATCTCTCCTGATTTCCAAGAACCAAACACCGGAGTATATGTGTAATCATCAGGTATAAGACCTCCTTCTGCATATTGTACTCCTTCAAGTCCATATTGCCCCTGTCCTCTAAGAGCCTCTTGCTCCTGCATTAACTTTATGAGACCATCTTCCAGCCCTCTCTTGCTTATTGGGTCATTGGGTCTTTCCTCAGACTCCTTTTGAATCCTTTTGGCAGCATCTGCAAATGTCAGACCTTTGCCACCTTTCAATTTATACTTCTGCTTCACTGAATCAGGTACTTTAATCCTGTTACTAAATACATAATCATTATAAATCACCTCTCCTTCTTCCACAAGATTAGGTATTCCATTATAATCAACCCCAATCTGTACTCCTTCATGTGGATTCTCTTCATGGTATCCTCCATTATTTATAACAGTGACACCATTGGTAAAATCTGCCCCATGAGTACCCATGAGGCCACCATCTCCAAATGGATTAAAAGGTATTTGTATATTAGGTTTGGTAATAGTTCTCATATTATAATCTGATAAGTCAGACAGACTGGGAGTGTGCATCTTGTCATATACAGACCTTGCCTTCTTTCTTTTAGAGGTTCTAGAGAACTCCTCTCCCCTGACATATCCTCTTTCAAATGCAGAGGAGGAAGCCTCAGGAGTATTGGATTTCTTGAAATTGTTCAGACTTCTCTTAC